CGCCTGGGGAGGTTTTCCTCGCCAACTCAGAAACTGTAGCGGAGACTAAACATCTCTAAAACAGGTTTCCCACTGTTAACATTCGGAGTTCTAACATGACAACTGTCACCAAACCGGGTAGCGCTAAATTCAGGCTCTCATTAGAGTTCTGGAAAAATAGCAAACTCTACTCGTCAGGTGATAAGTATCAGGTCACTAAAACATGGAACGATGTAAGGATTGGGACGGAAAATAACGCGTGGCGTGACGCAGTCGGTAATCACCATCCGGCGACTACCAATATGTCGGCTACGACACGTAGTTATACACCAGCCCAAATCACTACATACAGTAACGTGGATAAGTGCATTGAAACTTCGAATCAGGTATGGCATGAGCATGGAAGCGGTACTATCCCTCTTGCAGGGATACCCGACACTCCTAGCTCGTTCGATGCCAACAGTGCTGATCGGACTGCTCGCCAGAAATTTGTCCAGCATTATCGCCAAAGACGCACCGCCTTTCAGGGTGGTGTTTTTCTAGGTGAACTTGCTGAGACTATTTCTCTATTAACTAATCCGGCGAGGGCCTTGCGCAAAGGTATCGATTCCTACTATAAGACCGTAAAGAAACGGCTTAAGAAGGAAAAGAACCCACGCAAAAGGCCGCGTATTCCGTCGGATACATGGCTCGAATATAATTTTGGATGGAGACCTTTAGTATCTGATATTCGTGACGCTGCGGGTTTGCTTACTGCGGATCCGTATGCAGTGTTTCTTCCCCTCTCTGGCACAGGTACTGAAACCTGGAAGTCAGAGCCGGATGACAACAATCTGTATACGACCACTTTTTTGCATTTCCGCGTCCGCGCTACGAAGATCAATACGGTTCAAGTCCGTTATATCGGGCAGATTGGTGCGGAAAATAACCCACCTGGTTTTCCGGAGCAGTTAGGCCTTGATTGGTCTAATTTGGCTCCGACCATCTGGGAATTAATTCCGTATAGCTTTTTAGTCGATTATTTCTCGAATGTAGGGAAAGTAATCGAAGGCGCATCGACCGGTACTATACGTCTTGCCTGGGGAAACAAGACTGTTCGTCGAATGAGTGAGCTTTATAATGAAGCTTTCTTACTCGACAAGGAACAACTTGGCTACCCAGACAATAAATGGACGTATTATGTACACGGTGGCGGTCGAGTCGGCCATTATAAGAATGTAGATCGGACCGGTGCGAATAATGTCTCCTTTGGATTAGGAGATATTTCATTCAAACTGCCCGGAACTAGTTCTAAATGGCTAAACATCGCTGCCTTAGCAGACATGCGAAGGTAGTATATTATCGTTGGAGATAAGTAAGTGGCAATTTCGCTTACAAGTCCTGTCACTGGTGCGGCCCAGACGGGCCTCACGTCGCCTACCTATACGGTAGTCGTGGATACGCCACCGAATGCTTACACTAAGCAGTGGGCTGTTACCGCTTTGGGCGGAACGCAAACTGGTGTAGACATTCATTCTGCGGCGAGCCCTTTCACTATTTCGTTTTCGAAACCGGCGAATCTTCGCTCGGCTCCGATGCCGAATCCTGTGACGGGTGCCATGGCCAATGTGCCGAGGAATGTTTATGGGTGCAAGGTCCGTAAGGGTGCTAAACCCGGAACGAACCAGACTCCGCAGGTGTCGGTACTCAACTGTGACTTTTCGGTCCCAGCTGGTGCTGATACTGTGGATCCCGAAGACATCCGCGCGGCGACTTCGCTTCTTATTGGAGCTTTGTCGCAGCAGTCGGCGAATATCGGTGACTTACTCATTCAGGCTATTCTTTAATTGGATTAGCCTGTCTGCAGTAAAGCTCACTACCTGGTTTTCCAGGCTTGAGTGTCACTGATTGTTAGTTGGCCTGAAGGCTGACCAAGGAATGAACTGTGGCTGAAGCTACTGCTCTTTTTAACCTACTCATCGAGGACCTTTATGGACACTCTATCTGTCGAGACTTTGTCACGCAACTATCACAGCGCGTTAGTGAGCCTAGCGGCCTCAACTGTCTTCCTTCAGGAAGTTCAGAAGAGAGTCGAAAAGGATCGCTTACGCGTGGAAGAACTGAGCAACCTGATCAACAACTTAACGCCTTATTGGAAAGAACAGGTGAAAACCTATCTAGCCGAACAGGCGGAGATGCTGTCAGACTCAGTTATGACCGGGATAGAATAACCCTGGTCGAGCGTGAGTTCGGCAGTTATGGTCCAGAAGCGTCTGTGACGGACGTAGCCAAAGCAATGCTAGTTAGGTCAGCCCTTAAAAAACTAAGGGACTTGACACCGATTAGCGCTGCCGAGTCTGCGTTCGAAAAGTTCCTTACAGTTAATCAACGCTGTAGGGATTACAGACTGAATCCGCAGTTAAGCTGGGAAGAGGAACTAATAGGGCTCGTCAAAAACGAGCTCTGGCAGTTCTTTGAACCTGGTGGCGAACTCCTAGACCTTGACGCTAATGCTGTTTTCAAGCATGGGCGTCCTGGTCCGGGAGCAAGCCTCGGTGCAAATGGGGTCGACTTCTATACGAAGTTGTTCTCATCCGAACTTACTGCAACGTCCTTTGAGGTATACTATCAGTATGCCGCCTTTTGCGCAGCAGATCCCAATTGGCGTGACGCCGAGTTTACTCGGCTTACCACGTTTGGGCTGCCCAGCATTAGGACTGAGTCTCAGATTACATTCGTTCCAAAAAATCGCGACACGATGCGCGCTATATGCACTGAACCCAACCTGAACATGTTTGCTCAGTTAGGGATCGGTGAAATTCTCAGTATGCGGCTTTTTGATGCTTTTGGCATCAGCCTGTCCACACAGCCGGGAAATAACGTGCAGCTCGCCAGATTGGGAAGCAGAAATGGGTCGGTCTGTACGATCGACCTTGAGTCTGCTTCTGACTCCATGGCTATTCGCATGCTTGACGAGGTTTTGCCGGAGTGGGTCTTAGACACACTCTTGCTTTACCGTTGTCCTGCTACGATTTGTAATGGACGGCGAGTCCCTTTATGGATGATATCTACAATGGGTAACGGTTTTACGTTCCCACTGCAGACCATCCTGTTTTCGTGTTGCGTTCGAGCCGTGGCTAAGCAGATGCAGTGTCCGTTAGGACGTGCAGATGCTCCGAATGCTCAATGGGGTGTTTTTGGAGATGACATAATCTGTCCTAGCTTTATGGCTAGGCGTTTGTGTCGTCTTCTTGAC